TAATTGATACATTGAAATATCCTAATGCTCAGTTCTCTATACAAACTGCCGCACTACCAGACTTAACTGCTACTGGAGCTGCTTTTAATACACCAAAAAGAAATATCACGCAAATGCCTGATAAGATTTCTTATGGTTCTTTTACATGCGCATTCTTAGTTGATGAAAATATGCTTAACTATGAAGAGATTCATGATTGGATGCTAGACCTAGTAGAAACCAATGACGAAGGTGCAAGTAAAGTTAGGGATATGGTATTACAGGTAAGAAATAGTAATAATAACGTTGTAAAAGAAATTCAATTTATTGACGCGTATCCAGTTAATTTAAGTTCAATTCCATTTGATCTAACCGCTGGTGATGTGAATTATCTTGTTGCAACTGTTGAATTTTATTATAGTTACTTTAATATGATTACAACTAGCTAATTTTATGGTATAATATATAATTTATACGTGAGGACTTTATTATGCTTAATCTTGAAGATGTACTGAAAATGTGGGCCAAAGATTCTGAAATCGATGATATTCGATTAGATGATGCTTCAAAAAATACTGCTAAACTGCATGCAAAATACTTGGAAATGTTATCCATTAGTAAATTGCAATTGCGCAAAAAAGATTTAGAATTCAAAACTTTACTAAAAAATAAATGGCTTTGGTACAATGGCAAATTGTCAAAGGCTGAGATTGATAATCTTGGTTGGGAATACGATGCGCTAAATGGTTTGAAGATTCTTAAAGGTGAGATGGATTACTATTATGATGCTGATCCACACATCCAAGAAGCTCAGGCAAGAATTGACTACCTTAAGACACTTATAGATACGTTAGAAGAAATTATTAATAATATCCGCTGGCGTCATAGTACAATCAAAAATATGATTGACTGGAGGAGATTTGAAAGTGGTAGTTAATGGATATTATAAAAGTAAAGAATAAAAACCATTCTTTTCTACATATTGAATGTGAACCATCTATAGAGAATGAACTATCCGATTTCTTTTGTTTTTACGTGCCTGGTTATAAATTTATGCCGGCATATAAAAATAAAATGTGGGATGGAAAACTTAGACTATTTGATCTAAGAACAAAAGAACTTCCAGCTGGTCTATTTCCTTATTTACAAGAGTTTGCTAATACTCCTGGACGTGATTATTCCATTGAATTAATCCATAGTAACTATTACGGTATTCCTAATAGTGAAGGTGAGTGTGACATGTCATTTGTAAATGATTTGACACTTAGTAGCCGCGGATCACAAATTATTCCTACTGATTACCAACTTAAAGCTGTTGAGCATTCATTACTTAATAAAAGATCTCTATTAGTTTCTCCTACAGCTTCTGGAAAATCGCTCATTATTTACATGCTTGTTCGTTGGTATCTAGAAAACCACGATAAAAAAATTATTATTATTGTACCAACAACATCGCTTGTTGAGCAAATGTATAAAGACTTCGGAGATTATTCTGAATACGATAAAGGCTTTGATATTGAGAAAACTGGCCATAGAATCTATTCAGGTAGAGAAAAAATTACTAATCAGCGACTAATTATTACCACATGGCAATCAATATACAAAATGCCAGCACAATGGTTTGAAGATTATGGTATGGTAGTTGGTGATGAGGCACACACATTCAAAGCAAAAAGTCTTACCTCAATTCTATCTAAGTGCAGAGAAGCCGAATACAGATTTGGTACTACCGGTACGTTAGATGGAACAGAAACACATAAACTAGTTCTAGAAGGTTACTTTGGAATTGCTCATTATGTGACTACGACTAAATCATTAATGGATATAGGGACGCTAAGTTCATTAGACATTTCGGTTTTACTTCTCAAATATTCTGATGAAGAATGTAAGTTAATAAATAAAGTAAAGTATCAAGAAGAGATTAACTTTATTGTTGGTCATTCGGCAAGAAATAATTTTATTTCGAACCTTGCTCTTGATCAAGACGGTAATACCTTAGTGTTGTTTCAATTAGTTGAAAAACATGGTAAACCATTATATGATCTAATCAAAGCAAAAGCGCATGAACGAAGAAAAATATTCTTTGTTTCTGGTGCTACAGATGTAGATGTCCGTGAACAGGTTAGATCTATCATCGAAAGGGAAAAAAATGCTATTATTGTCGCAAGTCTTGGTACCTTTTCTACTGGGATTAATATTCGCAATTTGCATAATATCATCTTTGCTTCTCCATCCAAGTCACAGATCAAAGTACTCCAAAGCATTGGGCGAGGATTGCGAAAATCAGACGATGGAAGAGGGACAAAACTCTATGATCTTGCAGACGATCTACACTGGAAAAACAACAAGAACTATACGCTGAATCATGCCTCTGAACGTATAAAGATATATACTAAAGAGAAGTTCAATTATAAAATTTACGAGATCAAACTATGAAACATGTATTAGGAGATTTGAATATTCAACAATTCAATCTTACCTCCGGAGATTCTATTATTGGTTTAGTAAAGTCTGTTGAAGGCAATATGGTTATAGTTGAAAAGCCATTGGTGATATCACGTACGGTGAATGGCGGAATGGAAGCTCATTATTTTAGTGTCTATATGCCTTTATCAGAAAGCACATTAATTAAAGTCAATTATAATAATATTGTTGCTGTGAGTGATGTGACTGATCTAATAAAAGAAAAGTATATTCGCACATGTATTGAAGATGACATGGATAATACTAATGATGACGATGATGAATTAGACGAATTTGATTCTGATGAACCTCATGAAATCTCTGTTATAAAAAATAGTATAATTTATCATTAAAAATTAGTATATACCCCTTCTCTCCCGGTTGACTCTATTATTATATCACATATTCTGGATTTTGTACACAGGTTTGTGATAATTATTTCTTATGTACAAAACCCATGAATTGTTGTATAATATACTCTATTGTACGAACAATAAAATAAACTTGGAGTTATATTATGGAAAAACTAAAACCAAAAGAAAAACCGCATTACGTCAACAATAGAGAATTTTCTTTTTCTGTTGTAGAGTATGTAAAATCAGTTCAAGAAGCAGAAGCAAATGGTAAACCTATTCCGATAGTTACAGACTATATTGCTACATGCTTTCTTAAAATTGCCGAAGGCTTATCACATAAAGCCAACTTTATTCGGTACACCTATCGCGAAGAAATGGTAATGGATGCAGTTGAAAATTGTTTGAAAGCAATTATGAACTACAACATTGAAGCAGCAACTCGTACAGGTGATCCTAATGCATTCGCATACTTTACTCAAATTTGTTATTTTGCGTTCTTGCGTCGAATTGCAAAAGAGAAAAAGCAACAAGATATTAAGTTCCGCTGGCTTGAAAGTGCTGGCTTAGAAGATTTTGTTAAGTATGCTAATGAAGGTGATCATGTAGATTCAGATATGAATGGCTTTATTGACGAATTGCGATCTCGTATTGATCGTGTACGTAATGTAGATAAAAAAATTAAAGATTTTGCTTTATCTCAAAAAGAGGAAGAAGAGGAAGATCGCCATTCCGGAATTGAGATGTTTATGTAATATGAAGATTGCTATTTTGAATGATACCCATTGTGGTATTCGTAATTCGTCAGATATTTTTATTAACTACCAAGAAAAATTCTATAGTGAAGTATTCTTTCCTTATCTAAAAGAAAATGGTATCACTCAAATCTTGCATTTGGGTGATTACTATGATCATCGAAAGTTTATTAACTTCAAGGCTTTGAATTCAAATCGTAAAATGTTTCTTGACGTTCTAAAGAACGAAGGGATTCATATGGATATTATTCCTGGTAATCATGATGTTTTTTATAAGAACACAAATGATCTTTGTTCTCTTAAAGAATTATTGGGATACTATACATCTAATGTGAATATCATTATGAAACCTAAAGTGGTTGATTATGATGGATTGCCTATTGCATTACTCCCTTGGATTAATCATGAAAACTATGTTGAATCAATTGAATTTGTTAAAAAGTGTAAAGCACCATTTCTTGCTGGTCACTTAGAATTAATTGGATTTGATATGATGAAAGGTATGCCGAATCAGCATGGTATGACTAGTGAAATCTTTGATCGATTTGAATTGGTAATGTCAGGACACTTTCACACAAAATCAAATAAGAGTAATATTCACTACCTAGGTTCTCAAATGGAGTTCACTTGGTCAGATTGCGATGATCCAAAGTTTTTTCATGTAATCGATACAAAAGATCGTAGCATCACCGCTGTTCGTAATCCATTTACTATATTTGAAAAAGTTGTGTACAATGATGAACAAATA